AAGTTCAAGTTTAATTTTTGTATAGACACAAAAGGAAGCTATTAAATAGGAAAAAATCTTTTATTTTTTTTAAAAAAGTTAATAAAATCTCTTGACTTTATACAACTTTAGTTGTATAATTAATACATAAGGTTAAGGAGGAAACCTTAGACAAGGAAACTAAAGAAAGGAAAAATAAATGTTAAGGCGAAGAAAAAAGCCAATCAAGGCTAAGACGAATAAGCTAGTGGTAAAAATAAACTTGTTCATCATTAGTATTGAGTGGCACATCGAATTCGGATAGTGAACGATCACTATCCGCCCCCTCGTGGGGGATTGCTTTAATTATAACAGGTATCGTGATGAAAGTAAAATTTAAAGTAAGAAAAACCACAGCTAGTGAAAAACTTGAGTTTGTTTTAGTTTTTTTGTTGATCATAGTAATCTTTTGGTTTTTTGTGAGGTAAATATGTTAGTTGATATCAATGCTATTAAATGGCTACTAGAAAATGACACAGCCTATTCTATTAGTAAAAATTGTGGATTATCCACCCAAGCTGTAGACAAATATAAGAACGGTATCTCTGATATTATGAATATGCGTTTGAAACACGCAATTAAAATGACAGAATACGCTAATCGGTTTAAAAAAGAAAAGTGATGGTTAAACAATCATCGCTTTTCTTTATCAAAATATCGTTTCCGTCATTTTTCGATAATTAAAAAAAGACGTATTCAATTTCGTATTCATTGCCCGCATAATTGAGAGAACGAGCCCGAGGGCTTTTTTTATTTCCGTTATAATAGACAATCTTGATAATTGCCGTTATAACAGAAAAAACCGCTCGTTATGAGTGGTTTTAAAATATACTGCTATCCCTTTCCATTTCTTCAAGGACTGCAACGGTCAGCATCTTCTCGGCAAGATCTCCCTCTTCAATTTCATCGGGGCTATAGTAGTAGTCGATAATCATGCGTTTTTCCATGACTTCGTTATATTCACCTCGCACGACATATAGATGTTCATCGGTTAGGCCCTCTTCGATGTCAGCGGTCAGTTCGTCAAGTAACTCGCTATAGTCGTAGCTAAATGTATAATTCCCAGCATCTATCCACGCTTGAATTTTCATGATGGTTTCAAGCGATAGATCCTCAAAACGTTTTTTACCATTTCTTAATTTTGAGATAGAACCCTCTGAAATTCCTGTAGCTTGCCAGAGAGCATAGCCAGAGATGGCCTTGTTCATCAAGACCATTCTGACACGTTCTGTGTTAATAAGCATAGATCACCCCGTTGTCAACATGACCGACTTTTCTAACACCATCTAGTGGGTGCATCCCACGGCCTTCGATTAAGATGTACCCATCTTTATCGACCCAAAAATCAAAGCCGTCTGCAAATTCTTCAAAAGTCTGCTCGTCCTTATAATCTGTTTCGTAAATTCCGACAAGCACTTCTTTTAGTTGTTCTTCTGTAATCATTTTTCTTTTCCTTTGAGATCTTTTTTGATCTCCTTTTCTTTATCTTGACTTAATTATAGCACTATACTTTCCGTTCGTCAAGTATTTTTATAAAAATAATTAAAGAAATTTTTATTCTGGAACTAGTTTCAGAAAAAAGACAACAAAAAAAGCCCTCCCGGAATGGGAGGGTGTGTGTTTTATTGTAACGTTTCTGGCCAAGGGTCGTCTGTGATATAGGTCATATTCGTGAATCGTAAATCTCCGATATCACGGTCTGTTGGTACGTCGTTCAAAAATTGCAATCGAACATGACTGCCGTCCGTACGACCAGAAACATAGAACGTTCCTTGAGTAATACCTGCGTCATTCATCATGTATCCCAGTTTTGATCCAGTAGGAATGAATCCCGATTTAATATTTCCGGACTTAATAATTGTTACGAATTTTTCTCGATTCGACGGATGATCGACATATCCCTCAGAACCGCGCCGTTTAATACCGAACCAACCCCATGATAATCCTCCCCAAGTAAGCTCGACAATGTTGTTAATACGACGAAATGTAAGTGTTGAAGTGTTTAGAAGAGAACCTGTCATCGGCATTTTAACATTTCCAGTATCTCCGTATAATACTCGCCAACAAGCTTTTACTTGATCACGAGTAGAGGTCTCAGTATACATTTTAGTCTTAATCCATTTAAGAGCGCCGTTCTTACGTAGTCGATCGACATATACAGATCCGACTGGGATATTTTTAAGAGTTGTGATATTATCACCATCGTATGGGTAATTATCCCCGAATACTGTACCAACGCCAGAACCACTAGAAGAACCGACCGAGCGTTTCAGCTCTTCCAGATCATTCTTACTTGCAAGTTGACTTGTGTCAATTATTGGCAATTTTGATTGCGTAACAAACGGGTCACCGCCATTTTGTAATTTGGTGTTAATCAGAGCATCTAGGCCAAGTTCTACGTGCTTGTCTCTAATGTTGTTGGTCATTTGAGATTGTAGCGTGGCATACGTCGGGAATAGACTGTACGCTGTGAGGGTTGTCAAACTATCGGCTTGTAACTTTCCAATATCACGGCCGATTTGTTCGATCGCTTTCTTTAGTTTATCCATGCTTCACCTCCTTAGAGGGTATTTTTGGCTGCCGTATAAATCTGTACGAAGTCGGTATTTTCTAGGTCAGTAAATTTCTGACCTAATTCAGTCATTTTAGATACAATCGCCTGATCTGTTGATCCGGCTCCGTTAGCAATACGGTCTGCGATTTCTTTGAGTGTATCGAGTTCTTCGGGTACACCTTCACCTAAAATCGCAGTCTTGACTCCTTGGATAGCAGTCTCTAACTGCTGCTGAGTGATCCCGCCTTGCCCGACCTCGGACTTATCAGCTTTATTTGCAAGCGTGGTTTTAATCTCTTTGACATCAGCTCCGATAGCTTGAGCGAATTTTGTTAATCTTTCTGTGTTTAAAGTCATAGTATATCCTTTCAAATTTTAGCAAGATTGTATAGCGTGGTTAAATCTGGCAATTCTTCTGCTTGTGAGCCGTTTGGATGTTCTGCGATGTACTTTTCAATTTCAGTTTTAACATCATTTTTTACAAGCGATAATACTTCCTCACTTGTAAATTCGTCTGCTGAGCGGGTGATGTCTAAACGTGTTGAGCGATCACTTGGAAAGATATAGCCACCACAAACGATTTCAACCAGATAAGATCCGATCGGCAGTGCCTTTTCGATTTTGAAAGTAACTCTGGACCTATCCACTGTACTCTCAAATGTTGCCTTTCCTTTTTGGTTAAAGATCCTGATCGTGGCATTCTTGCCATTCAGCTCGCTGATCGAGCGCATGTTTTCATCCAGTAGCTCATAACCAAATAGAGAGGCAGAGTCGCCTTGCTTGACGACTGACCCTCCTTCGAATTGTCTCAGATTTGTCGAATTTAATAATGTCATTAAATCCTCCTTGTTTTAGGCGAATGAGCCGAAGTCTGTGATACGCTTACCATTCTGCGATTGTCCTACTGCCACATATCTGCGATTTCCAGAACCTGCGATATACGTGATCCAGATATAACCATCATTATCCAACCAGCCATCATAGTTGATTTCTTGACCAGCGGTATAGACTGCTACGATCTCGCCTAGAAGCCCGGCCGAAGCACGTACATTAAGAGCCGATACTTCGACTGTAAATGTACCAGTTTCTGGATTAAACTCGCTAGAATCGACTGTGAGAGGTTCCGATGGCTCGATAGATGTTACTTGAGCTGGTTGCCCGTCAACTGGGAAATAAAACCAGCCTACGATGCCGTTGAAATCACGGGTATTGTACCGTGCTGGGCCACCAACGTACAGAGCATCTTCATTTCCGTCAATATTTTGCTCAATAGTGCGCATGGTATATCCGTCACTATCTTCAATCACAATACCAGTATGGCCGTAAGAATGGCCGTAAATATATGTCGTATCCATGACAAATACAGCACCAGCTCGTGGTTTACTGTCCAGATTCCCCTCTTGGTTATATTCGACTTCATAACCTAAATCAAGGGCAGAATTGAGTAGGTCGATAGCATTGCCCCAGAGTGTTTTTCCGAAAAAGTAAGTAGAGATAGCATTAGGTAGTGCAGCACACTGCATACCCCACTGGCTCATAGATACACCAGTTCCAGCATCTGCAAGACCTTCTGCATATCCTAAAATATCATTTAAAGTAGCCATTTATTGCTCCTTTCTAAAGTCAAAAGCCACCACCTAGAAAAAGGCAGTGGCTAGTAAAGAGATTGTTACTTCAAGAATTAGCTTCTTAATCAGCGTTTGGCTCTTCGTATTCGAGCGCTCGTGTGCTATCTCCAAGTCCTGTCGTTGTAGGATCTGGCACGATATTTAGAGCGTTGAATACTGTCAAACCTACAAGATAAGGATTTGATACAAATTTGCCAAGTAGGCCAAATACTGCCCCCCAGCTTGTCAAATCCTCAAATTTAATACCGAAGTATGCCAAGATAGGCAATCCCAAAGCAAGCGCAAAGCGTGTTACAAATGCGCGGTTTTTAAAACGTACTTTCCAGTTAATTTTTTTCATAATGTTACCTCTTAATTATTTCTTACTTTGAATTAGAGTTTTCAACTCTTTCATATCCTCGCTTAAAGCCTTGACCTGTTCTGCAAGGATTAGTAGAGACTTATTCTGTTCATCGTGGTTGTCAAGTCGTCTAACCGCTGTGATACGGAAGTCACGCATGTTTTCAATGTCTTTCTCGATCACGACCATGCGTCTCTCTTGCGCCACGATATTACCTTTAAAATTGCCATAGATACCAAGGAGAATCCCAATAAATCCGACCATCATTGAGAGATCTTCTGGTGTGAAATGTACCATAAATCGACCACCAACCTTTCTGTTTAAATTAGTGGTTGAGGTAATGCAGCTGGTTCAGTTTCGAGTTCTCCACTCGGTTGTGCTGGCTTAGTTTCTTTTGGCATTTCCCATTTCCACACTGCGAGTTTGCCATCTTGCGATAGCTTGCCTTCGAGTTCTTCCACGGATTCGCCATTGTAGGTGAAATCGTTGTTGACTTGTACCAATACACGAGTGCCTTCACCATATTTAGCAATGTGATTTGGATTGTTGACAACAAAGATATCATGTGCCTTGTATTCTTTGCCAGTTTGGCCAGTTTCTACCAATTCCAATCCACGAGCATACAAAGTTGGATCGAGTGGGTTGTCTGTATCTGTTACACGAGCGAGAACTGCCCAATCAGCCACTGATTTGATGCTTTGGATTTGTTGCGTCATCGCTTCATTTTCCTTGGTCAATTCTTGAATCTTAGCGATAGCATCATTGTTAGCTTCGACAGATTTGTCTAATTCCTTCTTGATCGCTACGACTGCGCCAGATGTGTCAAGCTCCATGCGCACGATGTTCAAGACCGCCTCAACCAGTGTTGCATCATCTTCGTTTGTGCGATTTGTTGGCAAAATTTCCTCAAATACACGATATGGAAAATCTTGCTTGATTGCTACTTTAGTAATGTTAGCTACTGCATCGTATGATTTAAATTGTACTTTATAATCCATTATTTAGTTACCTCGTTTTTGTTTTTGACTTCTTCGAATAGGTCCTTCAAGTCCTTATCGGACTCTAGGACAGAGCGATAGCTTTCAACTTCTTGAGCAAGTTTTGCTACAAGTTGTTGTGATTCAGTGAGCCGAACTTTAAATTCGGCTTCATTGATTGACTTACTAGCTAGTTGATTTGCCAGTTCCGTGATGATTGCTACATAATTATTTTCGTTCATTACAGCTCCTATCTGTAGTTATATTTTGAAAGGACACCACCGATATGTCTTTGAGCAGCACTGTTTTTGAGATCCCAGCCATATTTTTGTATGATGCCAAAACATGTGAGGAGATCCCATAAATAAGTTCCAACACTTCGATGATTGCCGTCTGCTGTGTAGATCATTCTAAAATCAGATGCAATCATTTCAGAGTATGTTGTACCGTTTAGTGGTGCAATTCTTGGTTTACCAGCATTTTGGATGATCCAACCTTGTTTGTATTCACTGTGTTGTAAGTACAACTTATCTGCATAAAACTTAGTATAATCTTCAACGTCTTCATTCGTGCTGTTGTAGATTTCAATACCACTAAATGTCCTGTTACCACTATTTTCAGTTCCATCACGGTTTGATCCAATGATGGTTTTTGAAAATCTGTTTCCGTTTTCTATATGCGTTCCATACCTGATAAATTGGGTTGGAAAATTGTTGAAGACTCGCCTGATAACTGCTGTGTCGGTCAACATATTTAGTGCACTCTTATCTAAATCAAACACCAGTGCTCCAGTATTTGATTCCAGTCTTCCGCCTTGGATTCTTTCCGCAGCGATTTTGATTGCGTCTAATTCTGTTGTGAAGGTCTTTTGAGCAATTAACTCCTTGATAAAAGCCTTATTTGTCACCAATTTATTGATCATAGCCGAATCCACAAGCAATTTGTCAGCAGTGACTGCATTGCTGGCCAGAATCTGAGTGGTTACTGATCCAGATTCCATGTGTCCTGTTCGAACGCTCTGAGATGCAAGATGCCTACTTGTGATAGATCCATCAACTACCATATCGCCTTTGACTTTAATCGATTTTGCGATCAAAGCAATGGCTTCTGGTTCTTGTACAAGTAAGGAGCTGATGGTTCTTCCATTGATGCTCTTGCCTGTGCCGAATGAGATCTGACCATCTGTGATGTTGATGTCTGTTTTTTTAATTACTCCATCAAATTGGCTGATGATCGTTGCCATTTGTCCATTGACAGTTTGCTTGTATTCAGCAAATCGTCCGTTTAAATCGTGTTGATAACTATCTAATCGTTCATCAATTGAAGCTTTTTGATCGGACAACTTACCATCCATCAATTCCCCTTGCTGCTGGATCTTAGTGATCAGAGAACGCTCTTTGGTAGAGAGTTCTCTAGCAATATTTTTATCTTGTTCAGTTATCTTATTGTTAAGACTATCTGTGGCAGTCTTTAAATTAAGATTTAGATTTGTGGAGAATGTGGAGATTTGCCCATCAATACCTTGTTTAAACTCAGCAAGTTTTGCTGCGATTGTAGATGCTCCGTCGTCTGAAGGCGGTTGGTAGGCTCTCTTGATATTTCCTTCATATACATCAATGTCACCAAAATATAGATTTGCTGGCTGTCCATTTGATGATCCATTGTTATCAAATCGCAAAAAAGCTTCATCGTAGTCTCCTGAATTGACTGTGAAATAGTAGCGTGTGATTCTATTTTGTGGGATAGCGATCTTGTCAGCAAGCGTGAGCGCTTTTGTAAAGAGAGCCGTCTCACCTTTCTTCCTTGCCAGAAAGTAGAATGTGGTATTTTTTAGATTGTCAGAGCCAATTGCGTCAAATGAAATTGTGTAGGCTGTATTTCTTTTGACGTTAAAACGCTGAGAAGCGGCAGGTTTTAGGTGATTTTTCGCATTAACGATACTGAATAAGTTTCTTGAGCCACTATAATAATTAGAATTCGTTGTTGTTGCTACTTCTGGATTCAATCCGGGATCATAATAGCCCCAACCTTCGACATTTTGGGGATTACCGCTGTTTTTAAGCAAGTTCTCCCCAGCTTGGACGATTTCTTCAAACTTTCTCGTGATTCCGTTGAGATCTTCCGTGTACTTGTTTTTGGCAACATAATTTCTGGATAGCAACTCTGTTACAGATTGATAGGAATTTGCGGTTCTTTCTTCCGTGAACCGCTTCATTCTGCTTTCTAAATCACCATCTCGGCCAATCAGTTGTTCAATTGCTGTGATCTTAGTGTTGATTCCCTGTGCAGTCTTTTCAATAATTGTATGCGCCCGCTCTAATATATAATTTTGATCTTCTGGTGCAGGCCCTGCATCTGTTCTGGTAGTGCTTTGTGTAACTTCTACCTTTTTAAACGAAATTGAACCTGCTTCACTATATCCAATAATGATTCGCCAAAAATCAAACTCTTCACTTTTTTCTAGTGCTGGCACAGAAACTTTGTACAGATTCCATTCATCAGTTAACTGAAATTTAGCATAGATTCTTTCTTGATTGCCTCTAGATTTGCGATTCTCACGCAAAGAAGCCCACATTGTCCCAGATCCACTATTTCTTTTAGCGTAGAATGAAATTGTATAAGGCTCACCTTTCTCTAGATAGTCCAGAGCGGTTGTTTTTGAGGTGGCCCAGCTTGGTGCGGTACTAGAAAACAACTGTGCTTGCTTCCAAGTGTTAGTATTACCTGAAATGGTATAAACACCATTTTCTGCTGTACCGGTTGAATTACTTGAATCACCGTGAGAGAAGAACCACAGACCACGAGTGAAATCATAGTCTTCTGCATAGTTCCTTGAACCAACTTTTAGAGTCGTGAATTCTTCTTTAACCCCTGCCACTGTTTGTTCCACATAAGAGCGATCTGCTTTCCCGTTGGCAACATTAGTCAGGTCAGAGATGGCCTTCTCTGTGGTCTGCTCGAATCTTGATTGTGCGCCTTGCACCCCAACGAATTGGCTCTGTGTCTGAGCTTTGAAATCGTTGATCAGCTTCTGAATATCGGCATCACTGGTCTTTAATTTATCAGTAGTAGCTTTCAAACCTTGCATCTTGACCTCAATGCCGTTGTACTTAGCCTTGAACTCTTCCACAATTTCATTTTTATTTGCTTGATTTGCTGCAGCGATTTTATCAGTAACTTGAGCCGAGATTTCCTGCTTAACTACTTCAGCTTGTGCTTTCGCTTGTTCAATACCGTCTGTGATTTTATTTTCCAGCTCTTTTGATTGCTTGTCATATTCAGCATTAGCATTGCCTACAAGCTTCTGTACTTTTGCTTCGTATTCTGCATCAAAAGACTTCATTTTCTTTTCGACAGAGTCATTGACCATGCCTGAGATCGAGTCTGCCAAAGTTCTGGTAACTTCACCAAATCCGATGCTAACAAGCTTGATGCTCATTGGATTAAACTTGTATTTCGTGATTTTCTTTCGCAAATCTACATTGTAGCCCTCGTGGAAGATGCTTACGATATCAAACATGTGTACTGGTTGATCTGCCTGGCCTACAACATCGATCTCAAGGCTTTCTTCAATCATGTCACACAGAGTTTCACGGAAATAGCGCTTGCCGTATTCCTCAAGCGTTTTTTGATCTACAACATCCTGATCTTGTACTTCCATATCTGCTTCGTAGATATGCTTGTATTTATTGATCAGTGGGCTATCAATGGTCACGGTTAGGATTTGATCTTTCTTACCTTCCTCGTGGGCTTCGATAACCCTTTTAAAATGGATCCGTGTTCTCAGTTCTTTAGTGGATTTTGATTCTTGGAACGACTTCATGTTTTTCTTGTAGGCAAACAATGATTCGTTTTCGATTCCACCGTTTTCTAATAATCGGACACTGTACTTATCCCTGACGAGATCTCCACCCCATTGCCCAACGATGGAGTGCTTGTCTTTGGCCAAGGCTTCCATCGCTGAGATATCTTTAAGATTGAGGGTGTGTTTTGACATCACGTCAGAGAAAAATGTGAATGGTGTTTCCCGTTTAAAACCGGCTACGAGTGCATTCATCACAGTTGCTCCGTTAACCCGATCAACATTGATCTTGTTGATAGAATATCCATTAAGTAATGTTGCTACTTGATTGGCATATACAGTGACATATCCATGTTGCTTTTCAACTTCAAAGATAGTGAAGTACTGCTCTCCATGCAAGTCATCAGCAACTAATTCTGTTTCCGGAATTAACAATGCCCATTTTGGATCTGAGGTTGGAAATTTAAAGGTAAGCTGATAGGTGCTGTTAGCTTCCTGGACGATTTCGGAGCTAAAAGCTTCGTTAAGAGGGAAGTTTCCCTCTTGTAGATAAATCATACTTTATACCTCCAATTCCCTTTAATTGTGATTTTTGAGACGGTACCTGAAACTGCAATACCGGATGTACCTGGAGCAATTTCGAAGAAACCACCTCTTTTTCTCAATGTGTTTTTCAGATTTCCGTTTTTGTCATAGACATTTTGTTTTTTGTGACGACAGTCAATTGTTGCTTTCGTATCAATCGTAAGTTGCATGGTTTGCTTCCCGATAGTGAGAGATACATCTCCATTGCCTTCGATTGTGATGACGGGTTCAGAATATACAGTTCCTGGATTGTTTACTGTACCGTTACCTGCCAAAATGACTACGGCATCATTATTTAAGTAGCGGAATGGGTGCATCTTTAACTTGATTTCTAAAGTCCAAGCATGCAAGCCATTTTGTTTAAAAGATGCGCTCTGAAAATCAGCATAAAAAATAGAGCCTGGTCGGTGACTAAACTCTATTTTATTTTCTTCTGGCTTAAATTGATTTACAATCATCTCAATTTCGCTTGTCTTGACAACGTAAAAACTTACCGTTTTATCGTATCCGTCATAAGCTCCATCGTAAAGATTATAATCTCCATTGGCTCCATAGATCGTATTTGATTCTACTCTTGGTGTAGCTGTCTGGTCTTCTCCGAAATCTGTCACATAGCAGTTTGGGATTGATCCAGTGTCGAATCCATTTATAATCATGTTAAACATTAGATTCCCTCCCTTGCCATGATTTTAGAATATCTTTGATAGCTGTTTTGCGCTAAAACGTCACCGTCCAGATACGTTTCTGACGGTTTTTCAAGGATAGCTGTAAGGATCTTTTCTAAGCTTGCCCTCAGAATTGCGATCTCAGCAACGATATTTTCACCGCTGTAGCTATTTCCGTTGGATGTTTCTTTAAATAAAAATTGCTGGCTGGCATTTTTCATTTCTCGCAAGAATTTGGCATCTTCCGGGATACCAACACCGGTTGCGTATCTTGGAAAACCAAGATTTTTCATCAGTCGCTTAGTTCTATCAGCTCGCAATACTTTTGATCCACGAGGTAAGTTAAGTACAACATCCCGTCCATCTGGTATAAATGAGCTTCCGTCTGGTAATGTTACCATTTCTTTATAGACTGCATTTCGCTGGTCATTGACCATTGCGAGTCCACCTTCGTGGAAGTCTGTACCATCTTTAAAACCAAGTGCTGCTGCTGCTCCTCCAATCATACGCTTCACAACATCGATGTATACTGTTTTACCTTGCACACTATTGATGTTGGCTTGAGCGGTTCCGACAGGTCCTGCCGTGTTGTCTTGTGCATTGATAGCTTTGACTGGGCTTGGTGTAGCGTTCCAAGCGTTTTGATTATCAATCGCCTGTCGTGCAGCAGTGATAGCACCAGTTGGATCACCTAATTGTGGTTTAACAGGGCTTGGAGTGTTATTCCATTCTTGCTGTTTGTTAATCGCTTGCTGTGCAGCATTATTCGCATTGCTTGGATCAGCGGTAATTTGTTTTGTTGGTACGTTAAATCCGTTATATAATCCTAAAGCGCCCATTGCTTGGTTAGTTCCAAGCGTTACACCGTCTGGAGTTGCAATCAAGTCCGTCTTATGGTCGGTAGGTAGTGTTAAGATGCTAGACATCGCACTAGCGATAGCGCTCTTGGTCTTGTCTTCTGCGTCCAAGTTGACTACATGAGCCATACCAGTTAACGAATCAACTGCCAGTCTTACACGTTCAGCCTTATCACTTGCAGCATCTTTTAAGATCAGTTCTTTTTGCTCTGGGGTCAGTGTGTTCCAGCGTTCAATGATGGCAGTCGCACGTTCACCAGACGAAAGGAAGTCGGTATTATTCATCAGGAGTTCTTTGACTTCCGCTGGCATTGCGTTGTACTGTTCAAGCAATGTCTTGCTGTCAAGTACTGCTTTCATACCTTGGTTATTACCAACTACCAACTCTTTTTGCTCTGGTGTCAATGAGTTCCACTTATCGACTTCTACGAGCGCTTGACCAATCATCATTTTAGCGTTAGTCTCAAGATTCGCATTTTTTAAAAGGAATTCCATTTGATTCCAGCCATCTTCTGCGCTTGCAGCTTCTTTGACAATTTCAAGAGCGTTGGTTTTAAGTTTGCCCTCTTTCAAATCCCAAGTCATAGCGTTCCACGCTGTATTAGCTTGGATTTGTTTTTCAGACATACCGTCTATTTCGTGCGCCCAAAGGGAGCTGGTTTGCTGAATTGAATTTCCAGCCTTAATGGCTTTCTTTTCAAATTCCTCAAAAGATAACCCAGTCTTTTCGAAGGCTTCTTGGTACATCTTAGCAACTTGCTCACCGATTCCATCGATTCCACTTTCACGGAATCTCTTGACCAGTTGAGCATAACGCACTCCATACGCTTCCATTTTAGCGTTGTGGTCTGCTTCGATCTGTTGTAGTTCAGCAGTAACTTTCTTACGTGCTGCTACACTTTCTGCGTCTGTTCCTTTAATGCTATCGAGAGCATCTTTTAAGAGCTTCTTACGATCATCATAGGCTTTCTTCTCTTCGCCCATCCACTTCAAAATTTCCGTCAAGGAACGTTGAGCTTGTTCACGATTTAAACCACTAATTTCACCATTGATAGCTTTAGTGATCGCAACACGTTCTTCACCAGAATATTTCATATTCTTGAGCTGGATATTGATCAACTCATTTTGGTTAGCTGTTACAATACGTTGTTCTTCTTTAGTAATATCTCTGTGTTGGTCTGCTGCTCTCTGGTAGATATCTGTGATTTGACCAGTTAAGTCATTGACTACGGTTTTGGTTCGTTCAGCACCCTCCATAATAGCTTGTTGAGACTCTTTGGATAAACCGAGTTTGTCAGCAAGCTCAATCTTCTTTTGGGTGTTCTTATCAACCAGATTCGCAATATCTTGTCCAAGACCTTGCACGCTCTTACGGACTTCTTCGACACTCTTAGTTGATCCGGAACCAAAGTCTATCATAGCTTTGTTAGCTTCTTGTACTTTATCATACAATCCGCTCAATTCCTTAGATTGTAACTCATTGACAGCAGTCCCCCATAAATGAGTACGTTTTTCCGCTTCTTGGGCATCTAAAGCGTATTTAGTGGCAACACCACCAATTAATAGACCGCCAGTTATCCATCCTGCGGGGCTGGTCAAAAAGCCAAGAGCTTTAGACCATAATGATGTGCTGGTTGCTGCGCTTTCTGCAGCCGCTCCTGTTGCTGAGATCCCTGTTGTTGCTGTTTTAAACGCAGAAGAAAGACTGTTTCCTTGTTTAAACAATTCGAAGGTCTTGCCTAAAACAGACAACCCTCCACCGACTTTCCCAATACCTTGAGTAAGGAAGCCGATGCCTTTAGTAATACCACCGATCACACCGATACCTTTACCAAGAATTGACAAGGCTGGGCCTGCGCCTGCTGCAAGCAGTCCCCATTTGATGATATTCTGTTGTTGAGACTCGCTCATTTCACTAAATGCCTTAGCCATGTCCGCCAATTTTTGGATCCAAGGTTTTGCAGCTTGCAAGCCAGAATTCATAGCTTTCAAAAGTGGTCCACCAAATTCAATTGCCAAATCAGTGATCTGGTTTTTAAAAATTTTTAATTGAGATTCTGTCGTTTCATAGCGTTTTTGAGCTTCGGTAGTAAGAGCTGTATTTTCTTTCCACGCACTATTTGACCTACGGACAGCTTCTCCCATCTTTTCAGACGCAGAAGCTAGTGATTTGAGCATGTTCCCTTGACGAATTCCAGACATGTCGAGTTCAGCAAGGATACCATCCATGTTTTTGCCTTCTTCATGAGCTTTCTGGAGCCCTTTAATAAATGCTTGCAAAGCTTCAGCTGGTTTTTGCTTCCATGCAGTAGAAAATTGTTCTGCTGTCATTCCTGCTGTGCTTGCAATAAGTTGAAGTTTTTCTTTTGCTCCTTTGCCAACTCCAGCAACAGCTTTCCCGATACCAGTAAGTGTCTGGTTCATCGCAGTTCCACCTGCTTCAGCTTCTATACCTACGCTACTCATTGCAGTGGCAAGCCCTAAAATTTCAGGCGTTGTTAATCCAGCAAGCTTTCCGCCCGCTGCCAAACGATTGGTCATTTCGACAATATCACGTTCTGTTGTTGCAAAATGGTTACCAAGATCTACTACCGCTGATCCAAAGTGCGCAGACCATGTACCCAGATCTTTTCCAGAAACTTGCATGATATTTCCGATTTTAGCAATTGATGATGCTGCTTCTTCAGAACTCAAGTTGGTAGAAACACCAAGATTGATCATGGTCTTTGAAAAGTCCTTGATTGCTCCAATTGGCACCCCTAATTGTCCAGCTGCTTCCGCAACATTGGCAATTTCAACTGCACTTGAAGGCATTTCTTTTGCCATCTCACGAATACTAGCAGATAACTTATCAAACTGTTGCGGTGTTCCATCTACAGTCTTTTTGACTCCTGCAAATGCCGTTTCATAGTCGATTGCAGCTTTTAAGGCAAATCCAGCACTTGCAATCAATGGGGCACTGACACCTTTTGTCAATGTCCCACCAAAATCAGAAACTTTCTTACCGAATGTTTGAATGTGATCTCCACTTTTAACCAAATTCTTCCCAAGGGCTTCCATTTTACCTGAAAAGCTATTTTCACGGCCTACAGCCTTCAATGCTTGTTCAACTTTGTACAGTTGCCCTTCCATTGCTGATAACTTAGCATTTTCTCGCTCAATATCAGCAGCAGCTTTGTCAAATTTAGCAGATCCAGGATCGAGCTTGTCGAAGTTCTGTTTCATTTGATCGAGTACTTTTTTCTGTGCTTCAATGGCTTGTCCTAAAGACTTGTATTTTGCTTTGAGGAGTTCTGTACTCTTACCATTGTTTTTCAACGTGCTATCGAGCGCTTTTACATTATTTTGGAAATACTTCACAGCGTTCTTTGCACTTGTTAGACTAGGATTGAACTTTGACACGTCCAGCCCTAGTTCGATATACATTTGTCCTAGTGGCGTTCCACCTGCCATTTTTCCTCCTTTTACAAACAAAAAAAGCCAAAAGAGGCTTTATGCTTCCATTTCTCCAAAAATGTCAGCCAGATCTAAAGATGCATTCTCGGTTTGATCTTTATCAAGATCAATTATTCCGATCAGATCTTCCCAGCTTAATTCCATCACATCGTGGACATTCATATTATATGGTCCATCGGAGACTTCCTTGACAAATTTGTAGAAACGTTTTAATGCGTTCTTTGGATCTATTTTTTCCCCTTTGGGTCCACATCACCCACGAGATGAGCGTAGATCTCTGTAAATACATCAATGATTTTAGCAAAATCAGTATATTCCAACAGTTGCTCTACAGTCACATCCTCAAACAGCGATGCGATAAAAGCTAATTGTTGATCTAATTTTTCAACTTCTGTCTTGTCAGATGTGAGCGAGTCATTTAACACAAGATAGTCACGATAGTCACGAGTAGTAATCTCTTTACTTGAGTGGACTACATCTTCACCGTCTTTGTTTTTTATAATAAATGTAATTTTGGCCATTTTCATTTCCTCTCAAAAATAAAAAGCACCTTTGTTGGTGCCTTTTCTATTTAGTCCAAGTACTGCTTCCAAATTCAATTTTATTGACATCATTATCCGAATGGTCATTATCCATCGCATAGACTATAGCTATAGTTGCTTCTTTCCCTGCCTGTATAACAACGCTTTTTTTTGATTGGATAGCGACAGTGTCATCGTTAGATATAACAGAATCATAAGAAAGGTAGTTCCCTTTATCATCGCTCGCAAGGAATTTACCTGGGTTAAATTCAATGTTCGATGAGTCGTTATTTTTTATAGTTAGTGTTGTCGTTACCGGGATGAAACTTTTAGAATCATGGTTCATTGCAAGTATTCCAGAAGTTTGTTTTTTTGGTTCGCTGACAGCAATTTGAGTTTTGTCAAAAAGTGCTTCGTTACCAAATTTATAATTAACTGGATGATTTAGATCATACACAAAATTAGTCGCTTCCAAGAACAAATCATGGTCTGCGTTTGACACAAATGTAGAAAGTTTGTCTTTTATTTTGGTGGCCATGTCTTTATCTTCTTTTACACTCGCTAGTTCCTTTTGTGCCTTGGATAATTGGTTGTTAGAATTCACGAGTAGGAGAGCTAGAGTGATTGAAACCAAAGTGATCAAAATTGTTAATGTCAATAAAACTGTATTTTTCTTATTTTTCATATTAAAACCTCCACAACTTATTATATCAATAATTGTAAAGGTTTACAACGATATAAAGATAAATAAAGGGGCTAAATGCCCCAATTATTATCCTGCTGCTGACATACCAAGTTTGGCTTTCAATTTCTTGATTTTTGTTTCATCACTACCGAAGTACATTGTACCGTACTTGTTCTTAGTTTGCTCGTCAGTACTTGCGCCTGCAGCAAATGATACATCTGTAGTAGCAAGCTCATCAGCTTTATCTTTGATCGTGTTAAGATCAATCGCATCCATTGAAAGATTCCCTTTGTAGAATCCGTAGTAAGCTCCACCACCATCTGCAGTGTTTGATTCAAGCAAGATTGCAACATCTTTTGAAACTGTATCAGCCCCGAAATCGAGGATGTCATCATCGTTTTCATAGCCGAGAGCTTTAACGTAAAGTGCTACTGGGATGTCCAAGAGGCCAAGCTCTACCTTGACATCTCCTACTCCACGGTTATTTACATGGTAAGCGATGTTGCTTCCAAATGTTTTTGTAGGGTCAACTGCAAGACCAGAGATCTTAGCGGTTTGAGTCGCACCTTCTCCTTTTTTACCCTGGATGATGAAGAGGTTTTCTCCTTCTGTTGGGGTTTGATTCCCATCCAAAATTCGAACTGTAAGGCTTTTAAAACCAACTGTAGCAGTTCCTTGTTTTTGTTGTGTCATATTAAATTTCCTTTCTAATAATCGTCATACAGCTTGCTCTTTCCTTTATAGGTCCTGGCATCTGCATAGCGTTTGATTTCAGGGATCCATTCATCAAGACCCCCAGCAATTTGGTAGAATCCTTGCGATTCCATCACCTTTTCGACTAACCCTTGCAATTTTTTGCATTCAATTCGGTTGGCCGATTCGACATTGATTTGATAAAGAAATGTTTTCGAAAAGCTTGTATTACTTCCCTGATCACTTTGGATAGGTGGCCCTAGTGGGATAATAACAATACTCGTCTGATCTGTTGGTAAGGTTTCAGGACGCTCAAATGATTTGATAGTGATCTTAGAAAGTTCCTCATCGCTCATCAGAGCATCATATATTTCTGATATCTTGTCTTTAATCATCCAAGCCCTTCTCCTTTCAATTTAGTTGCTAACCTATATTTAAATTTTTCTTTGTTGGCTT